AGGAGCTTGCGACTGGCGGAAAATGGGCCCAAATTTATTGCGATTTGCTGAAGTAATAAACACTTCCCACGATTTCAGTCTCAACAAGCCCTTTTGATAATGAGACGCACGAAAAAGCCGTATCACAATGCCCAATGGCCCTGACGCAGATCCAACTGGCGAAGGCACTCGACGCCAACCAGGCGAGCGTGTCGCTCTGGAAAGCGCAGGGGATGCCAACGGACTCGGTGGATGCGGCGAGGGCATGGCTGGCCGCGAACATTCGCCGCCGCAAGTCGGGGAAGGTGGCCGCGCCAACGACCAGCACCAACCCGGCGCTGGGGCCGAGGGCGAGACTGGACCGGGCGGCGGAGGGGGAGATTCGTCATTACGAATTGTGGAAGGCGGCAGCGAACTCGGAGGAGGCCAACAGCCGAACCGTGGCCGAACTGGCCGGCGCGTGGCGCGACAGCCGAAAGGCCGTGGCACAGGCCGAGCAGGAGTTGGGGCAATTCCTGTCGATGACCAAGGCGACACTCAACAAGGCGGAGACGGTGGCGGCGATCCGTGGGCTGATTTCGGCAATGGTGCAGGATTTTTCGACATTTCCGTGGGGAGAGCAGGCGACCTCGATGCTACGGAAGCACTTAGCGACCCTGCCGCCGTCATTGTCGGAGGCGACCGCGAAGGGTTAGCCGAAGCGTGGGCCGCAGGGCATGAGGTAACGCTGACGCCGCCGAAGCCAGGCGTGGTGGCGTGGGCCGAGTCGAATCTCAAGCTCTCCGAGCGCATCACCAATAAGCCGGGGAGCTACCTGACGCAGCGCACTCCATATGTGCGCGAAGTGTTGGAGTGCTTCGCGGACGAGCGGGTGCGTCGGTTGGCTTTGGTGTGGGGCGCTCAGACAAGCAAGACCACGGCCATCATCGTGGGCATGGCCTATAAGCTTGACGTAAGTCCCGCCCCTTGTCTTTGGGTCATGCCCTCGACGCACCTTGCGCGGTCATTTTCCGAGACGCGATGGATGCCGCTCATAGATCAGAACCCGACTTTAGCGCGGCACAAGCAATCCGATCCCGACAAATATCGACTCCTTGAGCAGCACTTTGACCGCATGAGCGTGTGGTTCACGGGCAGCAACTCGCCGGCCTCGCTTTCCTCGCGCTCGATTGCCGCTCTGTGCATGGACGAATTGGACAAATTTCCCGCGAAGGGCGGCAAAGAGTCCGCGCCGTTGCAACTCGCCGAGGCCCGCGTGGCGACTTACCCGAAACACATCATCGTAACGACCTCAACCCCGACCTACGAAGACGGGGCGATTTGGACGGAATGGGTCAAGGGCGATCAACGCAAATACTTCGTGCCCTGCCTTGGCTGCGGCGAAGCGTGGGCCCTGGAATGGGAACACATTCGATGGGACGAGACAGCCAAGCAGGATGAGGGCTGGAACATGGAGCGAGTCGCCGCGTCGGCGCGCTGCGTGTGTCCTGCCTGCGGCCACGCGCACACGGAGAACGACAAGCCGTTGATGCTTGAACGTGGGGAGTGGCGTGCGACCGAGCTTGCCGCCGAGCCAGGGCGGCGAAGCTATCACCTATCCTCGCTTTACGCGCCTTGGCGAAAGTGGTCGGACTTGGCCGTAAAGTTTTTGCAAGACCGCGATGCGCTGGGAGGGCTGCAAGACTTCAACAACCGCGAACTGGCCCTGCCGTGGAAGCCTGACGGCGCGCTTATCACCACGCAGATGATCCGCGACCGCGTGGACGCCTCGCCGCGCTACACTCTGGGGGCCGCGCCCGAAGGCAAGGTAATCGGGCGGCTTATGTCTATCGACGTTCAGCAGACCGAGATGTGGTGGCTCGTGCGCGAGCTTCACGAAGACGGCAGCAGCTACCTCCTCGATTACGGCGCAATGGTGGGATGGGACGGCGTGATGGACAAGTTTCGCCACTACAAATGCTATCGCGGCATTGTAGACGCAGGCTACGCAGCCAAGACCCCGGCGGGTGTCTATGATTTCGTTGCCAAGTCGGGCGGTCTATTTGTCGCGGCCAAAGGGCGAACCGTCAGCCAGGGATTGCGCGAGCCATACAAATTCCAGCAAATCGTATCGGGCGGCGCGGTCCTGTGGGCGGTGCAATTCGACGCGCACTTTTGGCAGGCCCGACTCTATCACGACATCCTGCGCGACGGGAGGGGCCGGTGGCATCTGCCGCGAGACATTGCAAAAGACTACGTTGGGCAGCTTCAAGGCGAGGCACTGATCGAGAAAGACGGCGAGGCAAAGTGGCAAAGGTTGGGACCGAACCACCTTGCCGACTGCGAAAAGATGGCCCTCGTGCTGGTTGATTCCATCATGGCGCAATGGCGCTCAACCAACCCCGCAACAGAGTAAAACCCATATTCCGCTTGCCAACGCAAGCAGCTTGCGTAGGCTGGTGGCGTATGAGCAAATTCAACATCCTAGAGATCGCCGCCAATTTTAACGCGGCAACGGATTACGACATTGAGGCGGCACTTGCGCTGACCTCGACAATCCTTCGCCACGCGCACACGGTGCAGCTTGCCCGCATCAAAAACGCCGACCCGCAGCTAGAGCTTCCCATTGAGATTGGCAACGATGCGCCCTAACATTACGGGCGTGAAATGCCCGAACTGTAAGAAGCCCTTGCCAGCAAGCTATGTGGACACCCGCGCAGCCGGAAGTAAGGGCGGCAAAACAACAGGGGCGACAAAAGCTCGAACCAGCGAACAAGCCCGCGCAGCCGTAATGGCGCGGTGGGCCAAGCGCAAGAAGTCGGACTCTTGACACAGCCCGCGAGGGCATGACCGACGCGGCGATTCTCGCCTCATGCTTTAGCTCCGAGGAACTTTCCGACTTAAAGACGGCCTGCAAATCGCAGATCGTTGCGGGAGGCGCGTCACAGGCATTCGTCGTGTCAAGCAGCGTGGGCGGGCGCTCCGTCACGCTCCAGCAAACTTACAACGCCTGGGAAATGCTTGGCCTCATCGAGACGGCCCTTGCCATCAACGCGGGCAAGATCGGCAACAACAGATGCAGCCGCGCTCAATACGGCACTTACTGACATGGCAAAACTGATCGACAAGCTCGCCAAGCAATTCGGCTTTTCCCGCATGGTGGAAGCGGCCAATTGGCGACCCGAAGAACGCTCTTGGGTTTGGTCGCAGGCGCAGGACAGCAAGGTGGACATTTCCAATGGCGACCGCGTTCGCCTGCTCGGCCTTTCGCGCAAACTTTTCTACAACAACGCCATCGTCCGCTCGGCCATCCGCGACAAGGCGACCTACTCGGTCGGCTCGGCCATCGCCCCGCAGGCCAACAGCGGCGATCCCGCGTGGGACGATGCCGCCGAAGCGTGGTGGGATAACTGGAGCAAGTCGCCCGAAATCAGCGAGCGCCACGATATGCGCCGGCTGCAAATGCTCGTCTCCGAAGCCATTGACCGTGACGGCGAAATCTTTTGCATCCTGACCAACAAACGCGACGGGATGCCCGCCGTTCAAGTGGTCGAGTCGCACCGCGTAGCCAACCCGCCCGACAAGGCCGACCAGATCATTGACGGCGTAAGTCTCGACCGCTTTGCGCGTCCGCTCGCTTACCATGTGGTCGAGGGCGACACCTTCAGCCAGCGCACCAGCCGCCGCATCCAGGCGGATCTGATGCTCCACGTTTACGAGCCCGAACGCCCCGACCAAGTGCGCGGGTATCCCGCCGTGGCCGTGGCGCTCAACAACCTCCTCGACCGCGACGAACTCCTCCGCTTTGAGATGCAGGCCGCGAAGATCGGCAGCAGCATCGGCCTTGTCGTTCAGAACGCGCAGGGCGGTGTGGGGGCCGAGGGATTTTTTGGCGACTTGTCCAAGAGCACGGGCGAAAGCCTGACCCGCGAAACAGTTTTCGGCGGCGGCATGATCCCGCGACTCAAGGCCACCGAGCGCATCGAGTCCTTCATGATGAATCGCCCCAACGAAAAGTTGGACGCGCATCTTGAGCAATACATCCGCGCTGCCGCCCTTGGCCTCGGCCTGCCTTATGAATTTATCTGGGACACATCCGCTGTCGGCGGCGTGGCCCAGCGTTTCATTATCCAAAAAGCCGCCCGCGCCTTTGCCGCACGGCAAGACGTTCTTATCTCCTCCTTCCTTGGCAAGCTCTGGAACTACGCGATCGCCAACGCTATGCGCCGCCGCGAACTGCCGCAGAATCCGAACTGGCGCAGCGTTCACTGGCAGACCCCGCGCTCGATCACGGTGGACGTGGGCCGCGAAGCCGCCGCTCGGCGCGACGATGTGAAAGCGGGCTTGATGACCCTGGCCGACTTCTTTGGCGAGCAGGGCTTGGATTGGAAGACGGCCATGCAGGAAATCGCCGCCGAGCGCCAGTTTGCCAACGAGCTCGGCATCATTGTCGGCGTCGAGCGCAATGAGGGGGCGACGGTTATCGACCCTGTGCCCACAGGGGACGGCGGTTCAACTCCGCCCGCCTCCACCCCGGAGCCGCAAGCCGCAGAGTTTTCGGAACGCGCCCGCAAAAAGAAGCGGATCTACAAGCGCAAGAAGGCCGAAACCAAGCCGGTTGCTTGACATGAGCGTCCGCCTATATGGCGGAACTCAAATTTGACGGCATCTCGGTTGCGACCGTTGGCCCTGCGTTGGGCCACGAAATGTTCGTGGACGATGTGACCCTGCTCCAAGCCGAACAGGCGGGGCAGGCTGGCAGCCCGGTCAAAGTGTTTGTCGATCACGACGAGTCCATCGACTCCCTCATCGGCCTGCTCAACAACTTCCGCATCGAGGAAGACCAACTGCGCGCCGATTTGGAACTGCTTTCGGCTCACCCGCAGGCCGAGTTTTACGCCGAGATTCTTTCTAAAGCGCCTGGCCGCGTCGGATTTTCAATGGCCTTCAGTGGTAAGCCCGAAGAAGTGGGCGACCGCCGTTTTGCCCGCGTCGAAAATCTGGTCAGCGTTGACCTCGTTTCGCGCCCCGCCGCGAACCGCGAAGGCGTTTTCCGCGCCGGCAGTGAGCCCGCATCGGTTGACACCGCAGCGGAGGGCATGGCTAACGCCGAAATCAAAACTGAACAGGTTGAATTTGACGCCAAGGCCGCCATTGAGGCGCTGACCGAGGTTGTTTCCAAACTTCAAGAATCCGTCGAGGCCATCGCCGCCGACAAATCCGAACCCGCCGAGGCTGAAGTTGCCGCCGAGGAAGTGAAAGCCGAGGAGGCCGCGCCCGCTGTTGAGAGCGCCGAGCTTTCCGCGCTGTCGGCCAAGGTTGCCGAACTGGAAATCGCCCTCGCCGCCAAGGGCAGCGAGGCCGTGTCCAGCAACGGTGCCGCTTCCGAAGACCCCGTCGAGCAGTTCAAGGCCGCTTCCGAGGCCAAGGACTGGAAGCGCGTGGCGCAACTCTTTTCCGCGAACAAGGCCGCAATCCTGCGCGCCCGCAACGCCAAGAATTTCTAAGGGCCAACCCCCGACGAAAAACCAACAACAAACCTAAAAACCTAATAATATGGCAAACGTATTCGATTCAGCACTCGTCGTAGCGACGATCTCTGAACAGGTGCAGACGGTGCTCGCCAACCGGTTGGCCCCGCTCCGCATTTTCAGCACGGATTTCAGCAATGAAGTCCGCAAACCCAAGGACACCGTTCAGGTGCCTCTCGTCACGGCCACCAGCGCCACGGCGACCAACCCGACCGACTTCACTCCCGCTTCCGACGTTACCGTTGGCAAGGCGACCGTGACGCTCGATCACTACAGCCAGTTCTTCGGCATCACCCAAGCGGATCTCGCGCTGGGCCATCGCCTCGAGAATTTGGTTCGTATCAATCTGAACGCCTTGGCCGACAAGATCTTCTCGGTGGCGATCACCCCGATCACCACAGTTAACTTCGGCGCAGCCACGGTTACCACGACCACCATCACCCCCGGCTCGGGCCATCTCGCTTCCCTGTGGAGCGCGATCAGCAAGAGCGACCGCAAGGGCTTGGTTGTCACTCCCGAAATCTACAGCAAGTTGATCCCGACCAACGCCGATTTCCTCCCGCTCCAGAACGGAGCCTACGGATTCGACCAAGGCATCTACTACGCCAACAGCTTCAGCGGTGCAGTCTCGGGCCTCGACGGCTTCGCGGTTTCGCCCGAAGCGGTGGCGGTGGCCTCGGCCATGCCGGTCATCGACCCCGCAGTTGCCAATCTGCTCTACGTCTCGGATTCCGTGACGCTCGACCAGCTCGGCATGACGATCATGTATAACATCACAGCCTCGCAGTCCACACGCACGGTGACTGCCTCCTGCGAAGTTATGTTCGGATCGGCAGCGGGTCTGACCAGCGGCACCTGCGCGCTCATCATCTAAGGGTTCGTGTGTTCATCTCCCGGCGGTTGAGTGGCCCGCCGGGAGTTTCCACTTAGGCTTAACAGCCAAGGGGTCGCGCTTCCACTCGGCGCGGCCCTTCCTTTTTCTAGCGTGGCAAAAATACATCTCGGGATAATTGCGGGCAACGAAGAGGCCATGATTGGCCGCTTCTTGGACAGCTTCCAAGCGCACTTCGATTCCGTATCGGTTGTCCGCGCCATCGGCAACCAATCGCCCGACAGGACGCTGGACATTGCCAAAGAGCGGGGCTGCATCACGGGCGAATACTGGAACGCGCCCGACCGCCAATGGGAACACGTTGATAATTTCGCCGCCGCCCGCTCGCAAAGTTGGGCGCTGGCACCAGAGGACACCGACTGGTTCATGTGGGCCGACTGCGACGATCTGCTCTCGCCCACCGCCGAAGCGGTCCTGCGCCTAATCCGCGAGGGCGGTGACGCCCAAGGCGATGTGATCTACGCGCCCTACATTGTAGACGCATCTGGGAGCTACGCCCGCCGCGCCCGGCTGGTCAGCAAGAAGCATTACCGCCAATGGATCAACGCCGTCCACGAAGACGTTGAGCATGACCCCGAGGCGAAGCTGTCCTGGGCAATGGAGTTGCAAGTTGTCCATATGCCCGCGAACAACAAGCGCGCAAGCGTAGTCCGCAACCGGCGCATCCTTGAGGCCATCCCCGAGGCCGAGCGCACGGGCCGCGAATGGTGGTTTTTGTTCCGCGAGTGCGAGATGGCGCAAGACATCCCGAAAGCGATGGCTGCCGCCGTGGTTGCCACAGGCCGCGACGATCTGGGCGACGAGGAAAAGTTTTCGGCCTACCAAATGATTGGCCGCTGGATCAAAGACATCGAAGGTTCCGAGCGCCCGCTCCTCGAGGCCGTGCGCCTTATGCCGCATCGGCGCGAGGGATACGCCGAGCTTGCCAAGGCCCACCTCGCTCGCGGCTCCGCTGACAAAGCCTTGGCCTATGTGCGGGCGATGGAGGCACAAGACGAACCCACCGAGGCAAGCTGGACGCATGACGCTTCGCTTTACGGATGGCGAGCGCATGACTTGAAGTGCCTTGCCCTGGCTAAAAGCGGCAAACCCGACGATGCAGCCCGCATCCGCAAAGCCTACCACAAGCGCAACAAGGTCCGTATTGCCATCGGCCACCCGACTTGTCGCCCAGAAAAGGCCATTGCCGTGCGGGAAATGGCCTTGGCGCGGGCCGCAAAGCCCGACCAGGTTGCCTATTACTTCGGCGTGAACGAAGGCGATAGTGCGGTTGTCGAGGCATTGCAGCACTACCCGCACGCGATCTCTCAAGCTGTTCCCGAGGGACACGCCTCTGCCGTGGCAAATTACAACGCAGCCGCCCGCGCCGCCGCCGAATCAGGTGCAAAGATTTTCCTCATGTTGCAAGACGATTTGTATGTGCCGCACGGCTGGGACGAACTGATCGTCCGCGCCTTCGAGGGCAACATGGACGCGCCGGCAGTGCTGCATTTGCACGACGGATTCCGCGCAGAAGGCGACCCGCTCATGGTGGCGATGTGCTACAACTGGCGATGGTGGCTGGGCCGCGAGTGGTTGCTTTGCCCAGAATACGACGGTTACTGGTCGGATACCGAATACAGCTTCCGCGCTTACCGCGACACAAAGGTTCTCAACGGGCGGCACATTCAGCTTTACCACGACCACCCGGCATTCACTGGCTCGGAGTCTGACGAAGCCTACAGGCGGCAGCAAAACCCAGAGGCCAACGGTCGAGGCCGCGAAGTGTTTGCCCGCCGCAATCCCGACGCCGTGGCAAAGGGATGGTAACGCTCGACATTCTCATCCCCACGACCGCCGCCCGCCCGCAGGCGCTGGCGCGACTCTTGGCCGTCTTGGCCCCGCAAATCGAAGACGAGCCCGCCGCCCGCATCGTAGTGGACCCCGGCAGCGACCGCATCGGCCCGAAGCGCAGGCGCATGATCGAAGAAGCGCGGGCCGAATACGTTGTCTTCGTGGACGATGATGACCTGGTTGCCACCAATTACGTTGCCTGCATTATGAGCGCCCTGCAAAGCCAGCCAGACTGCGTAGGCTTGTCCATGTATTTGAAGCGAGACGGCGTTCCCTGGTCACCAAACCCCGTCTTCCGCCACTCGCTCAAATACCGCAAAAACACAGCATGGAGCGGCAACAACCGCACCCCGCACCACCTTTGCCCGGTGCGGCGGGAAATTGCCCTCAAGGCTCGATTTGGGGACCGAGACTATGGCGAGGACTACGACTACGCTTTGGCGATCCTGCCCCACCTCAAAACCGAGGCGATGGCCGCAGAGCACCCGATCTACCTTTACGATTACCGCAGCAAGCCTGCTTGCGGCTGTTGACACCGCTGTAAGCTATTATGGCATTCTCGTCCGTCCCGACGCTCATTTTTGGCAGCACCTTCACCAGCACCGCCACCAACTTCACGGTGCCGCTTTCCGCTTTTGCTGAACTGACCAGCGCCGAGGTCAACGCCTCGACCGGCGACTCGCGGAAGATCATCTACGGAATGCTCGAGCGTTTCTACTCCTATTACAACGCTCTCGCCGCAGAGGACCGCCCGGCCAAAATGACCTTGAGCAAAACGACTTCGGGCCTCAACGCGAGCAACGAAGTCACGGTTAACTACGGTTCGCAGTTCACCATCGGCGGCTCGCTCGACGTGGTGGCCGAGTAAGTTTGACTCGCCGCCAGAGGCATGGCGACTCAGCTAGATAACGCGCACATCCTCGGCATTGGCGCGCTTTTGGACGTAGGCGGCGAGACAATCACCATCGCCAGCACTAATTACAGCGCCGTGGTCGGGGAGATCGAGGAGCGCGACGAACTGGCCGAGGGCGGCGTGCGCCAGATTCGCTCCGTTCGTTTTGCCATCAAACGCAGCGCGATCACCACAGTTCCCGCCATGTGGTCCCGCGTCACCGTGCGCGGGCAAGAGCTTCAAGTTCTCAACGTGTCGCAGGATGCGGTGGTTGTAGAAATCACTGCCGGCGGATTGGCCGAATAGTTATGGCCGCTGTTTCGGCCACCATTGATTTTCGGGAGCTGGGAGATTTGTTCCCCAGGTTGCAAAAGGCTTTCAGTGCCGGCCTTATCAAAACTGTTGACCAGCAGGCTCGACTTCTTGTTCGTAATGGCGACAGCGCCAGCCTTCTAAAGTTCACGCCGCCGCGCGGGATTGATGGCGGCAAAGACATTGGCGATTACGCCGTGGCCCGCGATGTCGCCAAAGTGTTCGCGCAGCGCGGAACGATTACAAACATCCTCCGCAAAACACGGGGTGCATCAACGGCCTTCAACCGATACATCAAAACTGGCGATTACGAAAAAGCCAAAGAGCTGCTCAATGGGCAAGTGTCTGGATCAGTTGAAGTCTCGGGATACACCCGCAACGGCAAACAGGTTAGGGGCTACAGGCAAACGCGAAACATCAGCTCTCTTGGAGACAATCGCCTCGGGCAAATCATTCACATAGCCAACGAGCCGAGCAAAATGCTGCACAAAGCGCGCCGCACCAGTTCTGGCCGCGTAAAGCGCGAGCAATTCCTGCAAGTGGTTCTTAGAAAACCAGCTTACAAACAGTATCTGGAAATGGTGCAAAAGCGCGTGGGCAGCATGAAGGCTGGCTGGCGTTTCGCGGCTCAAGCCCTCGGCGTTTCCTTGCCGCCCTATGTGAACGCGGCCACCAAAAAGAATAACGGATCTTTTGCGACATCGCCGGGAAACGTAGGGCCGTTTGCGCCTTATTGGGTTGAGATGGTCAACAGCACGCCAAACATCAGCAAGATGCTTCCTCAAGGAACCGTTGATTGGCTTGTCGGCGCGCGGCTCAACACGATGGAAGCCGCCATCGCCAAGCGCACCCAAGAAGCCATCGCCGCAACCAAATGATCCACCGCGAACTAGAGTCCTCCTTCGCCACCCGAGTCAGTGCCCTTATAACCGGCACCGCCCTGGCTGGCATCAGTGTCCGCCACGGCGTCCCGGCGACCGACTTGTCTTATCCTTGTCTCATCATCACGGCCAGCGGCGCGGAGCTGATCGAGGGCGGGGTCCGCAACGCCTCGCGAATCAACATGGACTTCGCCGTGGTCAGCGCGGCCTCCCAGACGGGGGGGTGGCAGACCACGCACAAGAACCGCGTAGCTGCGCTGGCGAGGATTCTGGACGATACGAACACCAACGCCAGCATCATCGCCATCAATACGGCGCAGTCGGCCTTCACCCTCTACGGCTGGGCCGTTACCGAAGTCGCCAGCGACACCTCGCCAAACCACCAGGGCGACAGCATCCGCATTTCCGTGGTCGCAGGCGACCGCATCGGCAACGCCCAAAGCGGTAAAACCAACGCCACGCCGCAAGATTTCAGTATTCGGCATGAGGTCGAGCAGATCCTGTCCGCGCATCTGGCCTCCGAGTTGCCCGGTTCCGTGACCGCAGCTTACTCAGTGCAGCCCTATTACAACGAGGCAACCGCCGCATCCAGCCGCATCGTTGCCGCCTGTCAGGGCGCGAGCAAACCCTTCCCGCAGCTTGATCGCTACACCGCGCAGGCCACCGTCCACGTTATCACTGGCGGCATTGATTCCACGGCCCACGTTGCCGCCGTGCGCGAGGTGCAGGACGCCCTGCGCTCGCTACTGGCGCAAGACTTTACCTCCTCCGAGATCACCGTGGCGGGCTTGCTCGAGGCCAACCATTCCAGCGACAGCGATTCCAACCGCATCACCGACGTTCTGGGCCTGAATATCTACGCCCAAGTGAACTAGCCGTCAGGTTGACACCATGCCAGAGGGCATGGCTATTAGCTACGGCACAACCGGTGGTGGGAAAACCACCAGCAAGTCCTTTGAGTATCTTGCCGTTCAAGACGAAACCGGCGCGGTTCGGGATAACATCCTGAAATATTCGCGCACTGAAACGACCGACGAGACAGTTGAAGCGACTTTTGGCGCTGGCACAATCAACGGCAACGAAGTGCTCAACGCCACAATTACGGCATCGGTAGACGAAGTGGTCATTGAATCGGGCAATCAGGGCACGGCCCCGCAAAAAACCCGCTTCTACAACCCGAAACAGGAGTGCAGCGCCACGTTTTTGGGCGGTGCGAATGTTGGCGGGACGTTCAGCTTCGACAACAAAACCTTCGACACCGTGAGCAGTGAGGTATCCGAAACCCTTGGCGATGTAAAAAAGGTCACCGTGCGCGGCATCAGTTACACAAACGACGGTCTGGCTGTTAACGCGCCTTCCGGCGTCATCCGCAAGGAAAAGCGTTTCAGCAACACCGATTTCGTCCGCACCACCTCAACGAGCGTCTCCTTCGGCGGATCTTAGGCCGCGTCCTCAAATATGGACGCCTTGGCCGCAGAAGCGTTTCTCAACGCAGAGCACACCGTTTGCGGGCTGCGGATGCGCCCGCTGTCGCTCGGCCATGCTTTTGCTTTAGAGGCTATCGGTTCGCCACTTTACGAGGGCAGAGAGGGCACAGAGTCCGATCTAATATTAGCCGCTTGGACGTGCAGCCGGCCGCCGCTTGCCCAGCTTAATTGCAACGGCCTTCGCTACGCGATCTGGCGATGGCTTGCCGCCAAGATGGATTTCGCCGAGCAGCGCCGCCGCTGGGAAACTTACGTTGAAGACTACTCGGCGGCACCGCAATTCTGGAAAAAGCAAAGCCCTGACAAATACGAGCCCTCCAAAATTCCCAATGGCATTTCGACCGTGGTCAGCTTGATGAAGCTCGGCATGACCGAAGAGCAAGCCTGGGCCAGCCCGGTCGGCGCGGCGTCATGGTATCAAGCGGCAGTCTACGAGCTAGAGAGCGGCAACAAAGTAGACATCGTCACCGATAGCGAGCGCATTGCCATTCTTCGCCAGAAAGCGCGGCAGGCAGCAAAAGCAAGGGAGGATAACGACAATGTCTGAAGTAAAAGTCAGAATAACCGCACAGAACGAGACGCAGACGGGATTTCAGGCAGTCCTCAATGACGCCAAGAAAACGGCGGCACAGGTTCAGCAAACTATGTCTGCAAGCGCCGCGCCTGCGCCAAGCCAACGCGCGCAAGCACAGCCATTTCAGATAGGGGATGTTTTGGCAGAAAATTCGCGCAAAAGCTACGACGCGCAGCGCGGAGCGTTGGAGGAAATGCTTGGTCAGCTTAGATCGGCGCGGCAATTAGCGGCACAACCGGTTGATATGTCTGTTGCATCGGAAAGAACCATTGCAACATCCTCAAAGGCATCGCAGTCCATCCGCGCGCTTGCGTCTGATTTGCTCAACGCCAATAGCGCAGGAGACGTTTTCAGCGCAATTATCAACCGTCTGACAACTGCGCTTGGCGGACTTGTTGCCGGGGCTGCTGGTTTTGCTTTGGGGCGAATTATTGCGGGCCAGATAGACCAAGCAACGGCCAGCATGGAAAATCTTAATTCTGCGTCGGCTTCGCTTAATCAGTCGCTCAATAGCCTCAACGCGCCAAACCTGACCTTTGAACAACTTGGGTCGGCGGTTGCTTCCGTCACATCAAACATTAATGCCTTAAAGACCGCTAACGAGGAAATGCAGGGGTCGTTTAGAAATAAAGTCCTCGACACTGCATTTAAGGCGCTAGGAGCTATTGGGCAATCGCCGCTTGCTTCTGCCGGCGGCCCGCTTGGTTCTGCCGCAGGAATAGCTGGTGCAGGATTAGGCGCGCTAGGCTTAGGCGGCGGATTTCTTGATGCAGCCAACCAAGAAGAGGAAGCAGGAGTTGCCGCAGCAAGAGCAAGCATTGCCGTTCGTCTTAAACAACTTACGCAAGACGAGATTGCGCTCTCCAAAACCCGCACAGATGAAGAGCGCAAACTCCTTCAATTGCAACAAGAGCGCGCACAACTTCGGCAAGTTGTAGGCGCGGCCGGCGGGCAGAAAGCGGTAGACGAGCTAAACAAACTTTTTGCCGCACAAGACGCCGCTCAAAAACAGGGTGAAAAGACGGGCACGCGCCTTGGAAACGTTTTAGGAAAACAGCTTGGTCCAGGAGATGCGCAAGGCATTGAGCAATTTCGCCGCGAACAAGAGGCCGCTCGTCGCGCCCTTGGGCCCGAGTTCGGCCCAGGGACCGCCGAAGCGGCCACGGGAGGTTTCCGAGTGGATCAAGCCATGTTCCAACAGCAACAGGCGGAGGAAGCGGCGCGCCTTTTAATGCAGCAACAACAGCAAGCCTTCCAAGGCTCACAAGGCGCATCCGCCTTCCAGCGCATCGGGTTTGCCTCAAACGAGTTTTTCGACACCCGCAAGGCCAAAGACCCCGCAGCGGAAACAGCCAAGGCTGTAAGCGTCCTTAAAAAGATTCAAGAAATTCTCAGTAAAGGCGAACCACTCGTCCTGGCAAACACCAACTCCTAAATTTATGGCACAATTCGACACAGTCGGCAGCGGAATAATCGACAGCGGCGACAAACGCATCGAGCGCAAGGTCGTCATTTCGACTAGCGGGGCCAACCCATCGGCACCTGGCGGCGCGGGTCGCTTAACCAACGTCAGCATCACAGGCGAGCCCGGCGGCGTTCGTCGCGGCGTCTTTGAATACACGCAGGGCGGTCTTGGTGACGCCAGCTACAACGCTTACGGTAAAAAGATTGAGCTGATGGGCGGAAGCCGCGAGGTGCCGATCATTAACCACCCAAAATTTAAGACGCTAAACACCGTCCAAGTTAACGCAGTGCAGGGCGAGGTGGACAAACCGCCAGCAAATCGCAAGCAATCATTTGATGATGCAGACCAAAACAATCTGTATCAGTGCCTTATTCGCGGCATTGAATACTACATTGCCCCGGCGTTGGTTGCGCGCGTCTCTGAGATAGAAAGCGGGTTGCCAAGCGTGGCTGGACTTTGCACCTTGGATGACCCGAGCGGCGTTGGCAAGCCCGGCAACGGACGATGGATTTTGAGCGGCATAAACGCCACACCTGTTGGCGACAAATACGAGGTCACCCGCGAATACACCTATCTGGAACAGCCGGAGGCCGCCGAGTTCCTCTACGATTAACCGACCGTGGCCCAATTCGACAGCATCCGCTTCCAGCCCAGCCGCCCGCTCCTCAAGGAGGTGAGCGCGGATCGGCTCAACGCGATCTTATCGGAGATTAAAAAGAACCGCCCTCGAGGCGAGCGCGGAATTACGGTGCGTCAGGCCGGGGATGCGACCTACATCGGGCTGGCGGCAAACTTTAAGGGCGGGGGAACGCCAATTACATTAAAACCGTGGGACATCTACGTCGAAAACGCGTCGGAAAACACTTACACCGTCAAAGTTTACCCTGGCACACTTGGTAACAATCTGCTTGCTTCAAATTGGGACGATGAGTTCACATTAAGCAAAGACCAACTTTATTACGCAAAGGCAGTTGCAACAACAGACGGCCAAATTGTAACGGGTCTTTCAATCGTTATAGATGAAAGCCCGCCAGAACAACAAACACCGCTTTTGTATTCAGTGCCAAATTCGGCAAGTTTTTTGTTTGGATTGTTTTACAACTTTCCGTTGAATCTTGGCCTTACAGCCAAAGGCATTGCTGAAGCTGTTTATTCACTGCCTCGAACCAACCCACCACCGGGAGAATACGCGGTTGAAGTTTACTACAGATTGCAATGATTCAGTGGCTTATACAAGGACAAGACGATCCAATATCTGGGGCAACTTTTGTCACAGAATCCTTCATAAACAACAACGGCGACAGTGAAACATCGTCGTATTACACAAGCAGCAACGCGCAAGGCTATACAAGCCCGACATTTTCCACATCTTTCCCTCCTCAAGTTGTCTATTCAACTGTCGAAACAACATATTCTGGCCTAGCTCAAACAACTGAGTCATCATTGACCCTTGTTGGCGACTATACGACGGGAACAAGCCTTTCCAGCGGGACATCGACAACTGTTATTTCTGCATACTTAAAAGAGACAACGACACAGGTTCAGGTTGCGACAGAAACTACAATCAAGCAAACGATCACGGAAACCATTGGGTATGGAAGCGCCGGAAAATTGTCAGACACGGTCTTCATGGCTATTGGCAACGAGGTTTTGTGGAAGGCCGCCTACAGCAGTGTTCCCGGAGGCGTTATTGTCGCTTCTGAGGCGGCTTCCTTTGCCGACAGGCAAACTTTGTCCGCGTGGAGAAAAACTCAAGACCTTGTTCTAATCAATTCTTCGCAAACGGAGACAGTGTCTATTGAAGAAATAACCCAAAGCCTTTCATTCCGATATTTAACTGCCGCGACCATTGAAGATCTTACTTACATAGATGAAAATTTTCAAAGAATCCCGATGGTGACAACTACCTCGCAGGCTTTTGTTTACACTACTAGCAGCTCATCTTATACGGTTCAAAATTTTGCGCAAATAGTTGAGACGGGCGGACCAAACGCAACAAGAATACAAACCGGTCTGACATTGATTGCAACGCCTCGATATTTTGAAGGGCTTGCCTACGAAGAATTCGCTATCGAACTAACAACTCGTTCTGTAGTGGCTCCAACTCCAAATTATGTTATTTCTTACACCACAAACAACATCACCGTTCTTCAACAGGGCAATACCTACCTAACTGAGCCGTTTTTTGGCCAGCTTTTAATCACCAACCAAGCAGCCAGAGCGCGAGAGCATGAAGGGGCAGTTGTAGACCAAGAGGGCGCGGCAAGAGCATACTACGAAGTTGACAGGACAGAGCAGTTGCACGGAGACTTATACGCTTATGCGTCGTATGGAATTTTGACGGTGAAGCCTGGCACGGCAATTATTTCAACAACCAGCATGGAGTCCGGCAACTTGGTGCCGATTGGAACAATTCAAAAAAGCTATTTGAGCGCATCTGTAACAACTACAAGAAGCGCCAATAATGACCAAGACACAGACACTTCTTCGTCGTTTAGTTTTGAATTCCAGGGCGCCGCAGCTCCATACACAAAAGGAGGCACAATCCGCTCCTCGGCGGCATCTGCTGGCATTTTGGGAGAGTATGAAACAATGTTTGCTACAACTGCGCCAGGCGCTTATCGAAACGCAAGCAACGAAACGCTTTTGTTTAGCAATGAGCAGACGGCGTCTTACACCGGGACGACAGGGGATGGAGCTGGTGTGCTATTTCCGTTGAGTTATTTGGATGGCGGGCGTTTTGTGGGGCTCAATGCAGAAGGGTTTGTTTGGACTACTTTGCGAAATCCAATAACTAGCTTCACAAGGCAAATTTTGTGACTTTTGACATTTGGCCAGGCTTCGAGTGCTGGTAATAGCGACATACGCAACCAAAAGCTATTTTTACTGTTGGCCGCAGTTTTTGAGGCGAATCGCCGCCGCCGGGGCGCACCACGCCGAGGCGCATTTCGTCCTTGCAACGGATCAATCCGAGGAGGCCAAGCAAGCCATTGAGGCCGCGCGGCACGAGCTTCCCGAAGGGTGGCGCATTCAGGCTATTACGCTGCCGCTGAATGACGGCGGGTTGGATGGCAAGGACTACAAGGTCGAGGCCCAGATGCGGATTGCCGCTTTGCAGGGCGCAGCCTTTGCCGCCGCCCGCAAGATCCGCGCCGCGGCCCTGTGGTCGGTGGAGTCGGACAACCTTGTGCCTCCCGATGCCCTGCGGGTCGCGGAGTGGGCGCTGTCCATGCCCACGGAGGACGGTTCGCCGTTCTACCATGTGGCGGCAGTCACTTACCCTAACGGCCTCTTCCTCGGCGGCAACGGCACGCCCAGAAATCCCATTTGTGAAGATTTTAGTGAAGATGAGCGCAAACTGCCGGCAAGACTTAAAGCGGGTCTCGCAGCCTGCCGCGCGCGCCTCAAAGACTGCAAGGATGCGAAGATCGGGGAGAAGGAGGGCAAGCGCCTAGGGCGGCTGGTCGAGCGGGTCAAGAAATGCCCGCCAGACGGCAACGTCTTTGAGGTCAGCGGAAAACACGGATGGCGGCGGCGAGGGTGGATGGACTTTGCTTATCCTGGCATCGGGCGCGGGGCGCTTGTCCCAAGCGATTGGTGCGGCCTTGGCTGCACGCTCATGTCTGCTCGGGCGCTGGCCTTGGCGACCTTTGAGGGCTACGATGGCAGGGGAACCCAAGACCTTTTCCTTTGCTGGCACCGCTGGCACGGGGCCGGGCTGCGAATCGCGGCGATCCCGCACACGGCGGCGGATCACGTCAAGCGCGACAAAGACGGCAAGATCGTCCACCACCGGGCCTATCACGAAACGGAAGGCGAATACCGAGGTCACCTTCGCCAGCGGCAACAGCCCTGGATGCCATGTTAGCCGAGGTCCGCCCGCTGTCGGCCCACCTCGATGAGCGGGGCAGGCTCACCGAAATCTTCCGCGCCTCGGATGACGCGCACGGATTCGGCCAAGCCTACATCACGACTTGCGCGGCGGGCGTGGTAAAGGCATGGCACCGCCACAGGCTGCAAGTGGATCGCTGGTATTGCGTAGCAGGCGCTGCCAAGGTGGGCATCTGGGACGCCGAGGCCGCGCGCGGGCAAACCATCATCCTTGCCGCCAACGCGCCGCAGCTTCTCATCATCCCGGCGGGGTTGTTCCACGGATTCACGCCCTGCCACGGTCACAGCGAGGCGGCGGTTCTTAACCTACCATCCCGCGAATACGATCCCGCCAATCCAGACGAGGAGCGCCGGGGGCCGCTGGCCTTCCCGTTCAAGTGGGCTGTGGAGTCCCGCTGACGCTTTGACACAGAGGGCGAGGGCAAGGCCATGCGCGTATATATTTCCTTGGATAGTCGAGCCTTCGTGGTCAGCCCCACTCTATTGCAGGAGGTCAGCACGCTCTATTTCACACGCCGCGACAACACGCCGGTTGAGGTTCAGTTCGTGCGCAACGGGGCCGTAGTTGAGCTGGCCGCCGGGGCCATCGGCAAGATGGGTCTGAAATCCACCTACGCCGGCAACTTTTTGGCCTACGCGGGCAACTTCGTCAAAACCGGCACCGGCACGAGCACGGTCTACACGTTCTCGCTGAACATGACCTCGGCCAACATCGACGCGCTGTTCCCGGCCGACACGGAAGACTCGGTGAGTTGCAAGGTCGAGATTGAATGGCAAGAAAGCGGCAACACTTCGAGCACGCTGCCGAGTTCGGCCATCATCTACAACGATGTCATTCGCGGCACCGAGTCGGTGCTTACCAGTGTAACCACGCTTTCCTCCTTCAACCTAGCCTCGGCCAATTACACCTGGACGATTTCCATTGGCGATGACGGGGCTTTGTCCGCGCTTAGAAACTAACCCATGAAACACCTGCTCTCCATCCTTGCCGCCCTTGCCATCATTGTCGCGCCTGCCGCAGCGCAGACGATCAAAAGCCTCGGCTACAACAGCACGAACGGCCAGATAGTAGCCGCGACCAATGTGGTGTGGACAAACTCGTTCAACTTTTCGACAAACACCGTAGCCGCGCAAGTGCGGACAAATTTGGGCCTTGGATGGTCGGCCCTCATAAACACCAACGCATCAACGCAATTACTGGGCGCAAATAGTAATGGCGTGGTGATATACGGCAGCACCAATCAGCTAACTTTTACAAATGCAGTAGATCTTTCAACGGGCCAAATATCCAACTCGTCAGTTGGCACAAGCGTTGATCTGGCTCGTGCTTTGTGGGACGCGGCAAACGACGAACCCGCTCTTGAAATTAACGACGGCAACGTGATTTTGCAGGGCGGCGATGTGCCGGGTGCATTTCGTAACGAACTTGGATTGCCTTGGGCTGGCTTGACGAACACCAACTCTGCCACCTTTAGATCAGCACTTGGATATGGCGGCAACAACACAAACACAGGCGGCTCGCCTGCAGCCGGGGAGGCTTACGTTTATGCCGCATGGGGTCTTTGGGACACCGCCGAAGACGGAGGAATAGCTTGGCGCGTTGAAGATTCAGACATTTTCATCGGCTCGTCGATGGATACCACAAACGCGCCGACCAACACTACCAACGCTGTGCGGTGGCTGAAAGTGTTACAAGGCACCAACAGCTATAGAGTCCCTCTTTACAAATGAGCTTTCACGACCCCATCGAATTTCTCTCGCGACCTCTGGTCGGCGTGACCACCTCGCTTGGCTCAGTGCTGTTTTCGCTTTTGCCGCATTTGGAAACCGGGATGCGTCTTAGCGCGCTAGCCCTCGGCCTGTTTGTCGCGATGATGTCCGCGCGCAAGGTCTGGAAGGATCGCAACAAATGAGCGCCATCGCTTCCAGCGATTTACAGATCGCCCAGGGCGCGACCTATAGCCAGGTCATCAATTGGAAGACGGGCTCGCCTGCCGCTTTCGTCAACACCACTGGCTACACCGCCCGGATGCAGCTTCGCACAAGCTACTCGGCGGCTACGGCCTCGCTAGAACTGACCACGGCCAACGGGCGCATCAGCCTAACCAACGCGGGCGTCATCACGCTTTCTCTTACCGCCACCGAAACCGCCGCGCTCGCCGCAGGCCGCTACGTTTACGATTTGGAAATGGTATCGAGCGGCGGGCAAGTGACTCGGCTGCTTGAAGGCGTTGTAACTGTTAGCCCGGAGGTGACGAGGTAATGGCCGACACAATCGAGATTGTCCAGGGCACGTCCACGACCATCGAGATTGGTGGCTTGCAAGGCCCACAGGGCCCGCAGGGCGCAACGGGAAGCGGTCTGGGCACGCTCACCACCCAAGGCGACACGCTTTACCAAGGCGCTTCAGCCGCGCAACGCCTGCCCATCGGCACGGCAGGCCAAATTCTAAAGGTCAACAGCGGCGGCACGGCCCCCGAATGGGGCGCAGCCCCGGCGAGCGGCGTGTCCTCGGTCAATGGCGAGACGGGGGTTGTAATTCTCGACGGCTCCGAAATCGACAGCAGCGCAAATGACAATCGCGCCGCCTTCACTGCGGGCGCGTTTGGCGACGGCAACGGCATCTATTACCCGCTGCCAGACACCACGCTTAACAGCAAGCGGGTTTATCGAGCGACTAGCGGCCACCATGTTTTCTTTGAGAGCCTTCGCTGGCATATCACGGACGGATCGCCCATCACCGCAAACATCATCGAATCCAGCGACAATGACAACGCCGCGTTCCCGTGGCTGTCGGCTTGGAGTGGCGATGTGGACAAGGCAAAACTAGCCGATGTGGTGGGCCGCGCCCGCAGCACATTCCTTTTCGTTGGCGACAGCGTACCTAACACCAGCGTCAGCGGCCTTGGCACCGCCGCTACCGCAGACAGCACCGCATTTGCAGCCGCTTCCCACACCCACGGCAACCTAACCAACGCGGGAGCCATCGGCACCACCGCCAATCTCCCGCTCAAAACAGGCACCAACGGCGTAGTCGAGGCGGGTTCATTCGGCACGGCGGCAGGGAGCTTTTGCGAGGGGAATGATGCGCGGCTTTCGGATGACCGCGACCCGAATCTTCACGCCGCAAGCCACGCCGCAGGGGGAAGCGATCCTGTTTTCGATCAAGACTTGAACACTGGAAACAATGTTACATTTAATGAAATCACAACAACTGATTTAATTATAAATGCAGAAACCGTAGCCTTTGAAAATCTGAATCTTAGCGGCGTTTTAGGCTTCACGGGCGCATCAGCCGCCACGAACGCGGCTTCCACACGCACAAACCTCGGCGCAGCCGCCTCTGGCTCCATCACCGCCAGCGGCCTAACGCAAGCCACCGCAAGAATACTTGGCCGCACAAGCAGCAGCACAGGCTCCATCGAGGAATTGGCCGCGAGCGATGTCCGCACGTTCTTAAACACGGACGAATCCACCGACACCCGCGACCCGAATTTGCACGCCGCAAGTCACAGCTACATCGGCGGGAGCGATCCTGTTTATCTCGACAGCTATCCTCAGATATCCGCAGCTATTAATGATGACCCGTCTCAGCTTCGTGGTGATTTGGGAGTTGTCCCCTCTGGCTCCATCACCACCTCTGGCCTCACGCAAGCCACCGCAAGACTCCTCGGAAGAACAAGCGCCAGCACAGGCTCCATCGAGGAGATCCAAATCGGCTCGGGCTTGAGTCTGTCGGCGGGGGAGCTTTCTTCCACCGTCAGCGCGGGCATCCCTGCAACGCTTCTCGACGCCAAAGGCGACCTCATCGTGGCCTCGGCAGCAGACACCGTGGCACGGCTCCCTGTGGGCGGGACGAACGGACATGTGCTTACAGTCGATTCGGCGGAAACCTTGGGAGTGAAGTGGGCGGCGGCGTCGGGTGGCGGATCTGGCGGCGCAACAAACCTCTGGATTCCCGCCTCCGCATGGATTCCCAAGACCACCGCAGGATGCGGCGTCGATTCCCGCGAGACTACGACCAACGACCAAAACTTCGACGAGTTACTTTTCGACACTGGATCGGACGAATTTGCCGATGCGCTGGTGGTCATGCCGTCCAACTACAACAACGGCACCATCACGGCGCGGTTCTATTGGACGGCGGCAAGTGGCAGCGGAACGGTTGAATGGGCTATCCAAGGACGCGCCTTTGCCAACGACGATGCGCTCGACACGGCGGCGGGAACCAAGCAGGCAGTCAACGACACGCTGATCGCGGCCAACGATATGCACATCACCTCCGCGACCTCGGCCTGCACCATCGGCGGCACACCCGCCGCCAACACGCCGATTCAATTCACCATTTACCGCGATGTATCGGAAGACTCGCTCGCCGTGGACGCCCGCCTGCTTGGTGTGGAGATCATATTCAACTGACCATGAGAGCGCGGCACAGACACTTCAAATTCGGCGCAGTGGAAAAAGCCAGACTTGTTCTGGACAGCCGCTACATCCACCAGAGCGATGACACCGAAGTAAGTCCTTGGGCAGATCGCAGTGGAGGCGGCAACGATGTTTCGCAAGCCACTTCCGCCAATCGCCCAAAATTTCAGACAGCGGAGCAGGGAGGCAACGGTGTCGTGCGCTTCGACGGCTCCAACGATGTGCTGACGCGCAATGAGATCACAATTTCTTCGCCAGTGGCAGCTACTGCGTTTTTGTATTTTAAAAGAACCGCTTCTAACGACATTCGGACAATCATTGAAGTGCCAGACTATGTGCGTGTGGCCCAGATCGACGCAGGTTCTTCAAACGGGTCGGACGCTGGATTGAATTGGATTGGCTGGGCCGACAACGGAACAAGCGTTATTGATCCGTCGCAAGGCGTTGATGTCGCTGCTGGAGCCTATGCGCTTTGTGTAATTACTTACAACGGCGGAACATCAAACAACAAAGACAGCTACACGTTTTCCCGCGATGGCACTTTACAAACTATTGTCCAAGGAACGGCTGGAGGCAACGCGGCCCTTGGCCGCTTATCTAATGTCGGCATCGGCGGCAGATCAAACAACACACAACTGGCCTCGGTCGATATTGGTTTCGTCGGCATCTTCGGCATCGACATGGCATCGCCTCTTCGCAAGCGGTGCGAACACGCCAACGCTTTTGCTTTCAAACATTCCTGCAACTAACCGCCATGACCCATCTCCGCTACGAATCCCAGACCCGCACCGAAACCGACCAGAGCGTCATCGACAACCTTGTCCGCAAGGGATGGGAGATTTTCACGCCAGAGCCAGTGGTGGAGGTGCCGCCGCTTTTGACCGCCGAACAGGCCGTTGCTCAATACTTCTCGCCCTACCAGACGCTCGCCCTGCAACGCTTGGAGATGGCCCTCATGCAAGCAGGCAAGCCCCTCGGCCCGAAGATGACCGCCGCGAAGACATGGCTAGAAACCGTCATGCTTTCATGGGCCGCATCCCCGACACCCGCACCAGCGGAGGCTTTCGGCGTGCCGCAGGCGAGCTTTGCGGAGGCGAGTGGGGAGGCTGTTGCCTCGCTCAATAGCTAGGCTTTGACACCCCGGCGAGGGCATGGTCACCACGATCCTCGCTAGACTCAAAGAACGCAGCACATGGGCCGGACTCGCCACGCTCACGGCGGCGGTCGGCTGGAAACTCGACCCGGAGCAATGGAGCGCCATTGCGGCGGCTGCCATCGCGGCAATTAGCCTCTACGAAGTCTTTCGCCGGGAGAAGTGACAATGCGCTTTGCCGCGCTAGTGCTTGCGCTGCTCGCCACGGGTTGCGCCTCAATGCCTCAAATGAATGGCGACAGCCTTTCGCTCGGAAAAAGCGGATGGCAAATGTCTGGGGGCGCGGACTTCGACAAGAAGGTTTGGTTCGTCATGTTCTGGCGTCCTTGGGGCAAGTCGGAAACTGACGCTGCGGCGGTTGCAGACAAAATCGTCCTGCCGTGAAAGCGTGGTGGCTGCGTCACGCCTTCGGACGCAAGCCGCAGCCATCTGACACGCGGCCCTTCTTCACGCGCCTCTTCACCTCGATCCGCCTCGTGGTCAAAGGGACGTGCAAAAAAGGCATCACATTCATCGGCGTCCGGGGCGGGACGGACTTTTAGAAAATGAAAGCACTCATCACATGGTTCAGTCGTTTATTCGCGGCCTCTCCAAATGGCCCACTGCCGACCTCGCAGAACTCCTCCTCAGTATCAAA